CCAGCTAATGTTATGTTAAAAGGTTGTGAAGAAGATACATTTGTTAACTTTGAACCAGAGAATGTTAATGTTCCACCTTGTAATATGAATCCACCGCCTGATATAAACTTTACATCATCATTGAATACACATGTTCCAGTCTTATGATAAAGTGTATTACCAACTTCAACATCAAAACCATCATTAGCACAAAGCGCAGTAATGATTGCACTATCGCCATTGATAGTATCACCACCAACACCATACCAAATTGATTTAATAGTTGTGTTATTACTTGATGCGGTTCTATTGAATAATATAGTGACACCTGAACCACTAATTAGTGTATTATCGCCTTGAATATCAAAGTCAGAATTGATGTTTAGGTTTAAAGTACCAGTAGTAGAGAACTTAACATCTTTATCCATTATTACTTTATTAGCAAATGTAAATGTGGCACCAGCAAAATGATAAGTACCAGATGGAAAATAAATTGTGTGTACTTCTGTTGATGAATTAACAAAAGATATTAATGCATTTAGTTGGGAGTTTTTAGTTGTATCTGTTCCTGTGAATATACCAAATGCTCTTACATCAATTACATCACTGAATTTAGTTTTATATCTTCCAGTGAATTGATTAGTTGCTTTGATAATTGAACCATAGTTATCAGATTCAGTAGATGTTGGGTCCCAGTAATATGTACGAGAATAGCAGTCACCAATTGTGTTGTAATATAGAACATCAACTGGTTCGCTTGGTACATCAATTAGTCTAAGTTCTGCAATTGTATTAACCTGTAGTTTTGAACCATTAGATTGAGTAGGTTCAGGTTTACCAGCAACGTCAGCATCATAAAGTGAAGTAAAATCAGTATCAGGTGCAATCTTAGAATCACCAGAACCTTGATATTTTTCATAATAAACAGTGTAATCACCCACTTCTAGGTAAACATCTTTCTCCAGACGACCACTAGCATCAAAGAACAGTGGATTTTCAACACTAATTGTTAATGCTGAATCATTCCAAATATCTTTTTTTGTTGTTGTTCCAATTTCACAAAAGGTTACACGTCCAAAACTGTTTGGATTACCTTCGTTATCAAATGATACTGCATTTGGTTCTATGAATCTTACGAATGACATTAATACCTCGCTATATAATGTGTATTTATAAAAATAAAAAGGTAGATTTTACTCTACCTTCTTTATTATCCTTTTGGATCAAGCCATTCTTTACTTGGTGTTTCATCTTCTCCAATTTCAATCTCAATCTTTGCGCCTTTATCAGCATATTGCTTAGGTTTAAATTCAGACATTGGGGCTTCAAATTGGCACTGAGGGCAACGGCATGATTCTTCGATTACATCTTTCATTATTGTTCTCCTGATGGTGACAGCCAATCTATAGATGGACTGATGTTTTTTGATATTTTACTAACTTGTGATATACCTGGAATAAATTGATTTAATAAACCAGGTTCTTTTACATTTTTAGCTTGACTCATAAGACTTAATACATCTTTTGAACCAATTGCACGTTCTAATCCTTGTTTTGCTAATACTCTTGCTTGACCTTTCTCACCCATAACATAAGAGAGAGGGTCTTCATATTTACTTCCGCCACCTAAACCCTTTAATCTAGCTAAATAATCACTTGAATTATAAAGATTTTCATCAGGTATTGGTGACAGCATGTTTTGTTGAGGTACAGCAGATGGAGCAAATTCTTCAGCAATTATTCTTTTTAACTTTTGTTTTGATGCTTCTGGAATGGCTTTACCGAGTTCATCAATAACATCATTAGAACTTTGCTGAATCATTTCTGGTGTTATTGTTTTTTCAGGAGCTTTCTCAAGAGCTGATTCTATTGACTTTTGAATCTTATTTTTTATTGAGGTAACTGTTGTTGGTCCAACTTCACTCATAAACTTTGGATTAGCATTAAAAACTTTACTAAACCCAACTTCAAGAACTTCACCTAAACCACCGAGTGTACCACCAATTGCTCCACCTAATGCAACATCCTTACCAATATCTTTAATTGATTCTGGCTGTGTACCTTGGGCAATATCTAATCCAGCTCCACCTAATTTAGATATTGCAGTACCTGTTGCTCCACCTAAAGCATTCATTCCAATAGCAAGTGGAAACCCAACTCCAGCAGCTGGGACAATCGCTGCAGCACCGAGAACTGAACCAGCACCTAATGCAGCATCACCAACATCATAAAGATTTGGGGCCATTGAACCAGTTTGCATAGACTTTTTAAAACCATGAGGTGCAGCAATTTCATACATTTTAGAAAGAATTGGATTTTCTTCTTTATAAATCTTAGTGCGTTCTTCTTCAATCTGTTTATTCATTGCCTCTGGTGTATTCTCAGCACGAACCTTTGCAATATTAGCTTTTTGTTCAATTCCACTAGATTTTAAATCTAATGCTTGAAGTTGTTTAAATTCTTCTTCAGTCATTTCACCAGATTCAGCTTTTGATTGCAACCATTCTTGTAGATCTAGTTCATCTTGAGTCAACATTATTTCCCTCCTTTTGCTCTATAATCATTCATCGCTTTTTGAAATGAACCAAAATCTTTATAATCACTTGACAATGGTTTCTTTAAAGTTGATGTTTTTTCTTCTTCTGGTTTCCCAGATGCACCAACAGTTAATGCTGGAATTTCATTACCAATAGCAGATAACAATGCACCATATGATCCATTAGTTTTCATTTCTTTATCAAATAATGTTTTATCAATTCCAGTGCCTTCTAAGTTAGCAGCAGTCGAAGGTGTTCTCCATTTAGCATTTGCACTATTGAATTCTCTAATAAAATCATTAACAGTTTTAAGGGCGTCGGCTTGATTGTTAAATTTATCAACACCAATAAGACTAGATATAGATTGACCAACCCATGGAATAGATGAAGCCAGACCTGCAATAGGTGAGTTAGTAGCAATACCATATTCACCTTCACTTAATGAACCCATCACTTCTTTAAAAGGTGCAAGATTAACTGCTGCATATTTACCATTCTTAACCTGATTAATCATTCCAATAAGTTCTTGTCTAGCTGTTGTTATTTTCTTAATTAAAGGTTTAAGATCAGATGCACCAATAAATTCATTTGCATATGCTTTAGCTTTATTCTCAGCAACTTTATTAGAACTTGCTGGTGGGTTAGATAATGCATTAAATCTTTCATCAATTACTTTCTTTGCTGCAACTTGATCAATATTAGGGTTACGATCAACAGATGCCTTATTAGCAACAACCCACTGTTTAGAAGCATCATCTTTAAATTTAGAAGGTGGAGTACCAATAGCATCATTAACTGCAGTTTGAGTTGTTGCACTTTCTACATTTATTTTAACTGGTGGCGGAGTTTGACCCGGTGGAGGGGTTTTATCATCAGTTTTTGTTAAAAGTGATTCCCAACCTTTATCTGGCTTAACAAAACTGTATTTATCTAACATATCTAAAGCATTAGCCACTACAGCTTTCTTTATCATATTTTGCATACGATTTTGAATATCAATCTTTTCTGGACTACCAAGTGAAGCAGAAGTTAAATTACGTTCTGCATCTTTATAATCTTTATACCACTGTTCTTGACCGGGCAATGTTGTCAAATCCCATTTATCCAACTCTTCCTTATTCTTTAGTGCTTCAGCTTTTGCTTTATCGTCTCTCTTCTTAGCCTCAATATCTACTTGATCTTCTCTCTTCTGAGCATATACCGATTTTTGAGTTTCTAGTGTTTCACGTTTTAACTTTTGTTCACTAGCTAGGTCAAGATATTTCTTAGCCATTACTTCATCATAAGGCATAAGAGCAGTACCTAACTGTTGATAATCAATTTCACCATTCTCTAGTAAATTAGGGTTTGAAAGAATTTCTTTAATTTTACCAGCCCTAGTAATTTCATCAACTTTACCAATTGAAGAAGCATATCCTTGAACAGGTGTGGAGAAAGCCTTTGAATATTCATCAAAAGATTTAGTTGCTTCAGTCTTTGCACGGTATGGATCGTAACCACCAAGCCCTATCATTGTTGAATCTGCCATGTTATCTCCTTAAGGTGTATACTGTGTACCTAAATTTGTTGTTTGTCTATTCGTTGGTGTATATGTTTGTGATCCACCTAAATCAGTTCTTGTTGCAGCAGGATAATTAAAGTTATAAGCTTCAGGGTCCATGCTTGGATTATCAACACCAGATGCACCAGTATAAGGTTTCATTCCCATTGCTGCATAAGATGAACCAGTTGTTGTAGCTACACCACTATCACCAACATCATATGTTTTTGAAGGGTTAGAAGCCATAACTTGTGACATAACATCAGCAACATCACCACCAGCATTCATTGTACCTGTTAATATCTTTTGCCACATTGGAAGATTACCGGCTTTTAGTGCCGCAAGTTTAGCTTTATCATTTGAATTAGCATTGAGACTATCAAAATAAGTTTGTAATGCATTATTCTTGGCTTGGATTTCTTTGCCTGTGTTTGTAACAATACCACCATATGCATTAGCTGTACTTTGTTTAACCAGTCCACCAGTCTTCCAGAGCTCAAGGTTTCTATCAGCTTGTGCAATTATATCTGCGTAGTCTTGGCGGTCTTTGGTGTAATCAAATTGACGTTCAGTAGTCTTTTGTTGAACTGCCTGTAACCAATCATCAGCAGTTACTTCATTTGATTTCTCAAGCATAGCAAGACCAGTACCACCAGAATAAAGTCCACCAGACCTAACATTTGCTCTGGCTAGTGCTTCTTCATTTTCTTTTTTCTTTTGAACAAGATATGGATTAAGAAATTGTTCAGTGGTGAATGTATCTTTCCACTCTTTCTTTGGTCCAACAGCATATTGACCTGCTTGAAAAGATTTATTATAATCAGCAATATCCTGAAGAGCTATGTTAGCTTTCTGAACATTACCTGAATTGGCTTCTAAATTCTTAAGTTTTTCTGCCATCTGTTGTCTATAAACTTCTGGTTGTGCATCAAGATATTCAGCCATTTCTTTCATTGAACGACCTTGTGCAGCATCACCAAACACAGCATTGGCAACACCTGATCCTAATTTAAGGATAGCGCCTGCTAAAATAACTCCGGTAATTGGATCCATGTGATTCTCCTATAAGATATATTTATACTACGATATTATGCGCTTCAATTGTGGTTGGAGTTGTTAGATTGATATTTAATATATTGACACCAGCAACACCTTGAATTATAGATGAACCAGCAAATATCAAATAGTTTTCTTTTGGTACAAATGGCAATGTAATCACTGTCGAATCTGTAGCATTAACTCTAAATGAAAATATATTACTTGAACGAATCCAATGGCCTGAACCATTAGTAACATTATCAATTGAACCAGTGCCCCATGTTCCTTGAATTGCATTAACTATTTGAGTCCATGCAAGTTTAAACATAGGGTTAGAAGGTTCATATACTTGTGACCATGCTTTTGATACTGTATTTAATGTTGTCATTTACCACCCACTATTTTCAGTTTCTAAAACAATTGAATTAATTATAACTGATATTGGATCACTAATAACAAATCTAAATGCAACCTTTGTACCATAACCTAATACATGCCATTTAACTCTGGTTGTATATTTACCAAGTGCACCCAATGATCTCCACTTCTCATTACTCCAAGTATATCCACCATCTTTTGATACTTGTAACATTATCTGTGGATTAGAACCCTGACCAACTAATACTTTTGTACCACCAACTTCAATATCTAATTGTAATGATTTTATTGCAAATTGTTCATGTGAGCTAATATATGTTGGTGATATAAGTTCTCTAACAATTGGTGTTCCATCCCATTCATCATACTTATTTGTATCAAGATAAAGTAATACTGCACTATCATCAGAACCAAAATAAGTCTTACCATAAGCAAACTGTGAATACAATGGGTTCCACTTATGATTAATATTTAACAGTCTATTTCTTGTAGCTCTATTATGCCACTGTCTTGTTGTAGCATCATATACCCAAGTTTGATCGTCAGTATGAAATGTTAGTACATAGAATACATGACCTTCTTCACTATAACAAAATCCAGTGCAATCTGTTGGTGCTCTCATCTTGCCAATAATATGTTCTAAACCATTATCAGATATTCTAACTGGTGTAAGTCCATTAGCCATGTATACAACATTATTGCCAACATTAGATGAACCTAACCAAAAGATAAGGTCTGATATTTGTGCAACACTCTTCTGCTGTCCACAACCAATCTCTGTAAATGAACCACCAACTCTTGCAAATGGTGTAAATTCATCACTAGTAACATCATATATTTCAAATGAACGCTGACCAAATACCCAAAGTTCTCCACCTCTTGTTGCCAATGCATTAATTTTATCAGCACTTCCTTCAGCTTGTTGAAATCTAGTGGAGTCCCAATCTTCTGCACCTGTTGCACCAATATTTGAATAAAAGAATTCATTGGTGTTTTTAGAATTAATAACAATATAACCATTAAGATATATAATATTATCTGGTTCGACTAAATTAAATGTACCTGCAATATATGGCATTGTTTGTGCTGTTAATGTTAATTCTTGCGATCCATCAGCAGCATCAAGTGGACAAGTGAAGAATGAATAACCATCAGTGACACAAAGATCAAACCCATTATCTGTGAATTTTATTTGAGTATAGTTATCTCCAACAGTGCCTAATGCATAATATGTAAAATCTTCATTAACTCTATAGATTGTTTTACCTACTGCACAATATAATCTTGAATTAAAATCTGGTGCTGGTCCTTTTGAACTAAGATACATACCTCTGATGCCAACCTTTCCATTAGGTGGAAGAGAGACTGCACTTGTTGAACCTGGTGTACTAATCTTAACAGTTTTTGTGTAGGATGCATCAGTTTCTATATTTTCAGAATAAAGATTTGTAAGTTTTTGATTACTAAAACTTAACGAACGATACTTATACGAACTTGCGCACAAGAAGTCAATAATCATACTTCCCCCTTAATTTTATTCTTTTTAATTATATAATTTAATGAACCAATACTAATTCCCATAGCTTTTGCTGCTAAAATATGACTAGGATAAATTATACCATTATATGAATATTGTTTATTAATCTTATCAACTCTATTTTTAATATGGCTTTCGGAATTTGACTTACCAAGTTTTGCAATAGATTGTTTTAATTTTGTTTCATCTGAAACTATTCTTCCTAAACTATTAGTATTACCAATCTTAAGTTTAGATATTTTTAATTTTGTTTCATCCGAACGCTTTAGTCCAATATTAGATAATCTTATTTTTTCAATATGTTCAACAGATTTCTTTTTTCCTTTCTGTGCAATAGACATGTTTTTTCTAGCTTCATCTGAGGTTTTAAAATTTAACTTTAAAATTTCATATTCTTTAGAAGATAATTTAAAACCTCTAGTATTAGACATTAACCAAAAGGCTCTATGCATTTTATTATTTCCTGTTTTATCTAAACAGTGATGTACAACAAAATGTTCCTTTGGTGTTAATAGTGTCAAATTTGACTCAACATCTAATCCACCTAATGATCTAGGTAATATATGATGTAATTCAAAACCTTTCATTCGCTTTATACCTCGTTCATTACCTCTATTGCATATATCATGGTAAATTTTATATAAGTTCATAATTTCTCCTTGTTTAAATTTAGAAAAATTAGAAAGTTAAAATTGATTTAAATAAACCATTATCTGAACTCATACGTGTACTTGGATCATTATATCTACCAATTGATTTAATTCTTCTTAATGATGCACTTGCTTGTTTAGAACAGAATGATAATAATTCAACTGGTTTACCGAATCTACCCGCTAGAGTCTCACACATTGTCCACTTCAAAGCATCTTCATATTCATCTGGTATATCAAGTACAGAGTTGATTGTTACTTGAGGTATAGATTTCTTAATAACCAATGTGATTTTAGAATTAGGGAATGGTTTACTATCAAACATGATATTTCCATTTGGTAATCCAGCATCATACGCATAATAAACAGGTGAAGATACTGAGGTTAATTGATTACGTTTACCATAGATGTCTTGCACTGCAATCTGAAACATATTGTCATTGTAGACTGATGTATTACTTTGTGCATAGTAGGCCTTCATAATTCGTAGTGGTCTTTCTGAAACAATATCACCGCTTAAACCAATTGAATAAGAATAATTTGATGCACTAGGATTAAATTCTAATGTAGTGTTTTGAAAAAGAAAATAATCATCCATATTTAACATTGATATGGCTGAATTAAGTTCGTTTACTGCAATATTAGATATATCACCATCAATCGGATCACCAATTGAACCAACTCTTATGGCCACTAAACCATCACTTATTAAATTTCTAACTGTAATACTCATAATAACCCCACTTATATAGTGTATTTATAAAAGAAAAGAACCTAAGATTTCTCTTAGGTTCTTTTTATTAACTTAACTTCTATTAAATCTTCACGTAGATAGATGAAGAGAAGATACCACGAGCCTGGGTAAACCCAACCAATGCATCAAGTCTCATCACATACTTATCAGTCAAGACATTACCTTGAGCTGCAGCACGAAGAGAGAAACCATTCTTTGTATCAGAAGAAGAAGCCGCATTAGTACCATCCATTACAGGAAGTTTAGCAGTACCACGACAGAATGCATTCTTATCATACACCATACCACGGAGGTAAGAACTATTCTTGTCCTGACCACGAGTGATAACAGTTCCACCAGCGATAGAAGCAGTGGAGATATTCTTTCCTGCACCAGTGAAGTAGATTGGAGCGACAGTGACAGTGATAGCACCAGTTACCGCAGTAGCATCAGCTTGGGCCACAAAAGTCTTGAGGATACCAATCGAATTACCAAAGCGATCAACAGTGTAGGTTCCAGCCAATGTGAATGTTTGACCTTTCTTGATTTTAGAAACACCACTTGTAAGTAATGCATCAGTGATAACCAAGGAAGTTGCACCTTCAGCAGTAACAGCAGCGACATTAGCAGAAGTGGAAAGATCATAGTTACCAGTAGAAAGTACTGTGAATTGTGGAACATTATACCATTGAGCATCAGCAAAATGACCAAGTTCCAAATTACCAAACATTGAATCATTAGACTTCAAGAACGAACCAGCAGCAACTGCAACATACTTGGAAGCCAACGAAGGATTGATACCACCGATGATTTCACCGTTACATTTTGCATTACGGATACTAGCAACAGCATCAGACAAGTTAACAAGGGTTGCAGCAGTAACAGTGATGTTAGAACCTGCACCAAGTAACAATGCATCACAAGCAGCTTCCTGAATAGAATCAGCAATATGTTGTGCACGTGGTTTAGCAATCTGTTCCTCTTTAGAATCCACTTCCAATGCAAGTTCTTTCGAAGTCAATGCAGTAGGGATAGTATAACGCTTGAGAGTGATTGGAATGTCAACTTCATTGATGGTCATGTCAGCAGAAGTTACATCATCTGTATCAACTACAACAGTTCCAGTATCAGCAAGTGAAACATAAACAACACTACCAGTTTTCTGGGTTTCGCTAAAATCGTACTTCGAGTTAGCATTCATAACGATAGGCATCTGGGATTCAGATTCACCAGTAAGCAAACGAACTAATTTACCATATTTAATTGCCATAATAGGACTCCTTTATTTTCTTGAACGGGTTTTGGTTTTGTGAAAATTGTCATACCAAGAAGCCTCATCAAGGTCATCTGGAGATGTGACAATATCGATTTTATTATCAATTTTTCCAACAGGTGCTGGAGCTGAACTTACTTTCTTTGGAACTCTTGATGCAAGTAATCTAGCTTCAAGATTATTCATTGCTTGGAAGACCATTTCTTTTGGACGTTTCTGCAGTTCTTTATAAATCTCTTCATTTTCAAGGATTGTCTGTAAAACAAGTGGGCCATTCTTACTATGCTGAACATATGTATGAATTTCTGGTCTAGCTTTGGAAATCTCATATGAATATTCTTTTGTAATCTCTGAAAATCTTTCAACTTCTTCAGGTGTTTGAAAATTATCATTCACTCTATCATTCCAACTATTTCTAAACTCTTCACTAGCTTTATTAGATTCTTCCAATTGTTTAGCAGATTCACTTTGTTTTTCTAATCTTGCTGCTTCACGTTGGTCTAATTTCCAATCAAGATATTCTTCCTCAGAATTAAAATTATCTTTTGTGACTGTCTTACCAGAATCTTTAGACTTCTTTAATTCTGCAACTTCTTTTTGTAAAGCCTCATAACGTTCATCAGCTTCACGACGTGCATGAACCAATTCTCTAATTCTTTTCTCTGCACCACGATCTTGATGATCTTTAGCAGGTACTTCAACTGGTTTGACTTCATCCTGTTTGACGACAGCAGGTTTTTTATCGTCTATCTCTTTTACTTCTTCTCGTGTTTCAGTGCCACCCGATTCACTTGCTTCAGTAACTTCAATATCTGCGAACCAATCTTTTGGCGTAGGTGTTTGTTCGTCTGTACCTATTGATAAATCATCCATATTGTATCTCCATGACATTTAGTTTAAATATGAATTAGGCGTCAAGTACCGTTCATAATTTTATTTATATTCGTAACATCAAACATATCTAGTGAACGATGGTTTTGGAACAGAAGATTGTACAACTGGAGCCTTAACCATTAATTCATCTAACTTCGCTTGCTGTTTCATTCTTTCCTTCTCAGCATCTGCAGCAATCTCAGCAGCCAATTGTGCATTACTATTCTGAAGTTTCATCTGTTCAATCTCTACATCAGTTTGGTTATCCTGAGTATTCATGAGTATATCAGCCTGAATCTTCTTTTCATTACTTGCAATATAGGTTTGTAATTCAGTGATATATTGGTATGATTTCTGTAATTCCATATCCTTTGCAGTAAGTTGTTCAGCCATTGCACCCTGTACTTCTTGTTGTTTAGCAATTGCAGCATCAGCCATTTGTAATTGTTCAAGTGCCTTAGGATCGCCAGTTGGTCCAGATTGTTTAAATTCTGGTGGAATAGCCATTTCTAATCTTTGTGCCAATTCATCACTACCTTCCATCTGAAGATTCTTAGCAACCATCGGGCCAATAAAGATTTTTTGATTTTCTGGTAACATTGAACCTAAACCAACAAGCATCTTAATATTCTGTTGTTTAGTAGTTGCTTCACTTGGCCCAGCTGTTAATTCAATATCATAATCTGCAGGCTCAATTGATATCTCTGAAATATCAACAACTATTCTTTGTGGTTTACCTTGTGCATCAATGATAATCTGTTCACGTTTGGTGTCATAATATTTTGTAACAAGTTCAGTACAGATACGACCAATATGTTTAATTGAACTCTTCGCATTATAATAGTAATGTGAATTATTATTTTCAACAGAGTTTTGTTCGATTAGGGCCTCAGTTGCAGATTGAGTTGTAAATCCTGCACCTTGAATACCATCACGTGGTGTACCAATAATATCAGCTAATGTTTGTTCGAAGTTAGCCTTTGCAGCAAGAACATCAGAAATATCAACATTAGATTGTTGAAGCATTGGTCTACCAGCAATTGGATTACCTTCTTCATCCTTCTCACGGAAAGTAAGGATTGAATATAAACCAGTATCTGCATTAGCCCAATGAGGATCTCCAACAATTGAACCTTCTGGTGCAGTCCACTGATTCTTTGGTGTACGTGCAATTCTCTCTGCCATCTTAGAAGCATTATAATTCACCAATTGTTGTGCAGATTTAGAGTCATATACAATACCAACATATTGATTCTTATTATCTAATGTAACTTTCTTACCATAAAAAGGAACTATTGGAATATAACTTATTGGTAATTCTGTTTCATTAACAACTTTATTACCAATGATAGTATAGACTTTAATAGTGACAGCTTTAATTTCACGGGATAATGCATCTCTTAGTTCAGCTTTGGTAAATTCTGATTCATAACCAACACGGCCATCGGATAGTTTATAGAATTTCTTTGCGGTATAATGTTTCTTAAAGAATGTAACTTTTGGTATTGCATCAACTGGGATGTCATAACTTGTAGATAAACCATTAAGTGAATATTTTGATTCATTTGTAATACTATCACCATATTGTGACTTAGCTTTAACTTCATCTTCATAATCAACAAATGCAGCCTTCTCAGCATCAGAGCCATCTAATTTCTTGGATGTAATATCAAATGCAACACATCTAGAGTTAAGAACAGATTCAATTATAATATCCTGATCAAATGATTTACTATTAGCATATTCAGTGGTAACATAAACATAACCATAACCAGTTCGTACAGCTGATCTCAATGCTGAACCATATGAATCTATAGCATTACATTTATATTCAATACCTTTTAATAAACTAGTTAACTGTAATGCCTTATCCATTGATTCTTTGGTCTTTGCACTAACACTAATACCATAAGGATGATTCAAGAATGGGTTAACAATAGAATTCTCGTGTTTACCAATAAGATTCAAAGTAACACGTGCACCTTTATCACCAAGTATGCGATCATCATTAGAATTAAACTGATTACCAGAAGCAAATTCCTCTTCAATTTTACACCGTTGATATATTTTTGACATATAATTACTAGTTTCTGTTAGGAAAGTGCGTAATTCTTTGATAATCTCTCTATCATCTGTTTTAAAAGCCATAGATTTGCTCCATAATTGATTGGGTTTTATCTATTTATGATCCCCAACCAGCTGAATCCGATATTGCTTTGAATAGTAATCTGCGTTGGCCTTCTTGTAGTGACTTAATAAGTAGACCATTAGTAAACATATCTGAATCTGTAATTAAACTTAAACAAAATGCATCGCTATCATCGGGGGAAATTCCGAGTTTTTGCTTAATATTAATCTTTGGTACTAATCCTTTCTTACCATCCGAGCCAATCAAATATTCCTGTGCTTCTAATTGTTCAACTAATTCTGGATAATAACCTACACAACCACCAGCTTCAAAATATTCAATTGCCAACTGATACATATAAGTTCGCATATTTTTTATATTATTTGATGGTGATTTACCACTAAAGTTAATTTCACGAATATTATTATTAGTCTTTTTTAATTCATCTACCGCACCCGCATGGAAACCACCTGTGGCGTCAAAGTTTATTTGTGATATATTAGATTTAATATATTTTCGTTCATACTTTCTAACCAATTCAACAATTTGATCTGTATTTGTTTTATCAAGGGCTTCGTGTGCAATAATGTTCTTACCCTTACGTACACAAATAATTGTTTTATCAACACCAAATCTTGATGGATCAATACCAATCACATATTTCCAATCTGGTTGATCTGGTAAAACATTTTGAATATTTGTAAGTAATGAATTAGGAATCATTTGATTTGGAGCATCGTTATTTAAAACCTCACCTAATATTTCTTGCTTATAAAATTCATCAGAATATTGTTTTTCAAGTAATTTAACAAAACCATCATCAAGAAATGTATTACTCATTGTTGTAGCTCTAATAATAGTATTAGAATCATCGTTCATATACTTATTAATCCAATGACGTCCCCTTGGAGTTGTGCATGCTACCACTCTTGGTGCACCTTGACCACGTAAAGTTGCTAGACATATATTAAAACCTTCTTCTGGACACAAAGCAATCTCATCTACAGCAAGTAAACGAATATTTGTAAGTCCCCGAACAGCTTCTAATGATTGTGCACTGAATAAGTATAGAGTTGCTTTTCCAACTTTGAGGGTTAGATCTCCTATATTTGTTTCATATTTAACACCAATTATATCAAGTGCATCTGTTACAGCTTTAAGAAGAACTAACTTTGCAGTTTTATATGATTGCGATACACCAAGAACATTATAACCTTCAAGTAAAGTTGTAGCTATCCGCATTCCAAGAATCCAAGATTTACCACATGATCTTCCACCAACAAATAATGTTACTGGTGATTCAGACATCATTAATTGTTTTTGATGTGGCATTAAATCAATTGTTATATCTTTAGACATATTTAAACCTATAACCTTTTATTTCACAATTATGGTTATTCATTATTGTCTTTACACTGTTGGGATTTAATCCTAAATCTTCAGCGGCATATCTAGATGACAAATATGTTTTATTATTATAACAGTAAATTGATTTAATTTCTTTAGTGTTATTACAGTTTTCTCGTACAGTTACCCATCTAAGATTAGAAACATGTGAATTAGACCTTATCCTATCAATATGGTCAACACAAGGTTTATTATCTGGGTTTGGTATAAAAGTTTTCGCTACAAGTCTATGCACTGTGAATCGTTTTCTTTTTCCATTAATAGTTAATCTTACATTTTTATAACCATATTTATCAAAATCTGATGATATTTTTTTTAAATTTTTATCAAAGCAATCACCATTTTCATTAATATAATATTCAGTATTTCCAATTTGTTTCATAAAACCTCCATGAATCAAATTGGAAATACTAAGTTTTTTCTGTAAATGTAATTTTAATGGTTTGGTCTACTTTTGCATTTACATCTGCATCAAGTTTTTGAACCTCAGTCTTCCACCACTTCTTTCCGAACCGCTTACTTAGTACTGTGTCTTCTCGGTTCCAACAAGTAGGGTTGCTCATCATCTTCTGATAAAGTGCCATCTCCTGTTCTCGCTTGCAATTTTCCCACCACTCTTTTAGATCTGTGCCGAACTTCTCATAGGTTTCAACTGGCATAGATGATGTTTCTTGGTTATAAGAAAGCATTTGGTTGAGATAAGTTGTTGATATACGCAATGATATATCCTGTTTACTATTAACATATTTAACAAATTCATCAACACTACATACAACTAACCAATCAGGGTTACTTTTAACAATCTCTTTCGCATTCTTAAACCACTGAACTATTCTTAAATCATCTGTATTCTTCATATTCCTCCATGATGAATCGCCATCAAGTACGTTGTCTAAAGGTATCAAGATTTACACTCCCATTCGTCGGTTACTTGTTGTTTAATCACCTATAAACGCTTATATTTATATCCATGTTTATTTAAATCACAAGGCGTTTTGGATAGCCCCAGACTGATTAGTTTTAAAACACTGATTACCATATAGATTTTGCATAAAACTAGTCCAGGGATCAAAATAACGACATCTCTGATAAACTGATATGATGCTTATAATTATTTTCTACAAGAACCACAAACCACTTCGATATATGCATCATGTATGTTAATAGTTTTAGAAAATATCATGACGTATGTGTAGATTTACGAATGATTTCATTAGCCTCAGAAACAAAAAGATTAATATATTTTTTATCAATAAAACCAGGTGAAGTCATAACAAGTGGTACTGATTTACTAGCCCTATAGATTATAACCACACGATTAGATCTACTCTTCTTCAATTCAAATATAATTTCCTTCACAATTGTATTATAAGAATTTAGTTTTACTTCATATCCTCGCATATAACTCCAAATAATTCATTAAATTTATTAGTTAGATAGATGACAGCACTGTTATAATCATCAATACTTAAACCATACATATTCTTTCTTGTTTGTTTACTAGCCTTACTAAGATTATCATGTGCATCAACAATCTTGTATTCAGCAACAGTTAGATGATATTCTCTAAACATTGCACCAGGTCTAGTATAGTCAATTATTAATTTAGGTTCTACTGTACTACACTGCCACCTCTGTAAACAAGACCTGAATATATCAACTATCATACCAAAGCTATATGGATCGTGGTCGAGATGTGCACCATGTCTCCAGGGGTTATTAGCTTTGTATTCATCTATCTGATAACCAATCATCTTACGACAGGATTTATGGTATCTTGTCCTCGATAACCGTGCACTCTTCTCTCGTTTCTCTTCTCTTGTACTCATCACATATTTATCAATATATTATTTTAAAGTTAAAAAATGAGGAAAACTGGGTTAAGGGTTAAGTAAAAGTTAAGGGCCTTAACCCAATCCTTTCCTTGCGGCAGTAAGTCCCGTAGTCAACTGGGTTAAAAAGTTAAGGCTTTTTCATTTTTGAGGTTTTTAAAATTTGAAAAAATATTTTTAAATTATTTCCAGTCAGTCAATGGTAACTTTCACTTAACTTTTTAACCTAAACTGATCTGATCTTACTTAGAGTAAGGAGAGACTAGGTTAAGGTTCATAACTACAACTTAACCCAGTTAACTACATTAACCTGTACGCGCGCAAATCATAATATTGTATACGCTTTTTTAATTATTTTCTTAAACTTTAGCTTTTTTATGCAAAAAGAAACATTAGAAACAATAAATAATTATAGAAAAACGAAACAACATTAGAAAATTATTTCTATATTGTTATAAACAAAAGGAGAACATATGAAAATTTTTAGAATTCCATCAAAGACGAAGCAGAAGATTCGTTGTATTGAACTTGACGAGACTTACGAGAATATAAGTGAATTAGCTAGGTTATTAGATGTATCAGCTAAGTCTATTTATCAATGCATGTTAGCACGCGATGGTAAGTATAATGGTAGACACTTTGAGTTCTTAGGAAAATAAAAAGAATCATCGGATTAGGATGATTCTAATTAAACGGAGGATTCTTACTAATTTAACAATTATATTTATAGAGGCTACAATGGAAAATTTTGATAATATCTTAGAATTAAACGATTTTATTAGAACAACAAAAGAAAAAGGATTAACTACAATTCTTACCAAATCAGAAGTAATATTTAAATTTGATGGTAAGAAGATTTCAGATTCAATGGTTAAAGTAATAACTGGATTAAATGTACCAGTTGAATTATTTGATTTTATGAAAGAATTAGAATTACAGCAAAAAACCACAGCTAGTGAAGAATCATCTATTCCAATGTTAAGTGAACAGGAAACATGGGATAAGATTAATCCATGTTTTGATATTGGTAAGAATGGTAATTTTGTTATGACAAATGCTCCAGAGTGGGATGACATGTTAAAAGAACGTTTTGATTATGGTCTTAAAGAAGTATCCACAAATGGATTAATTCTTAGTATTAAAACATTTTATAATTATTTTCAGAAGAAAAAGATGTTTAATCCAATTATTGACCGTGAACTTATGTGTCAGAAGTTTGATGAACGCATGATTACTAGAAGAATGTCAGAGCTTAAGACTTTATCATCAGTAATGGAATATAAACCACAAGACCGTGATTATCTTAAAGAATGGCTTATTGCAATGGAATGTGAGAATATTGATGTATCGCTTGATATGTTTAGACATTGGCTTTGGTTAGTAAAGCGTAACATGTTTGGTTACGAGGTTCGTTTTGAGATATTGATGGTACTAAGATCATTATCACATGGTATTGGTAAATCATGGAGTATTAATTATTTAACTGGACCATTATCAAAGTTTGTTATTCATCCAGGTTTGGGTTCAATAACTGAGGAAAGAAGCATTGCATTAGATAGTGCAAATAATTTAGTTCTTGATTTTGATGAGTTAGCTGGAGCTGAACGTTCACAAATTGAAGAATTGAAGAAGTGGGTTACATCTCCTAATATGACATATCGTCCAATGGGAACAAATGCATCAACAAATGTAAGAAAACTTGCTACAGGTATTGGTACATCTAATCGTCCAATTGCACAATTTATTAAAGATAACACTGGTAATCGTCGTTTTGTTGAACTTATTCTTAAAACCAAAGTTAGACCAGAAATTACAAAGACACCAGAATTTCAAAAAGATGGAGAAGCCTGGTTATCAATGTGGAAAAATATTGATGAGACTAAAGCAGATGGATATTATAATCCAGAGGTTAATGAAAAGCAAAAGTTATTTGTTCAAAGTTGTTTAAGCTCTGGTGATATTCTTAATAAAATGTTTGAAGATTTATTTAATTGGAAAGCACCTTCTATTCAAAAGATTAGATCACAGCAATTATATAATCTTTATAAGAAATATTGTTCAGAGAATAAACAGATGCCAGTTCAATTAGAGAATTTTAAAGTTGGTTTACATACTATTATAGATTCAAATAATTATGATATAAAGAAAACCAATAGTAATAATACACAGTGGTATAGATTACCAACAATGTATGATTATTGGTATGAAGATTTATGTTTAGGTCAAACCACTCTTAAAGATATTAAGCTTTCAGATACTAAGATTAATCTTGATGTTGAAGAAGAGATCAAACCATTTAAAAGAAACATCAAACAAGTAGATTTCACCTGAGGATTATATGCATATTCAAATATTAGAAAGTCATGAAGTTAATACAATTGTTGAAAACCAATCATATACTACAGAAGATTTACTATGTATGATTGAGAGTCCAGTTGTTGGTTTAGAAAAATTAAAATTACCTTACCTATTCCCTTTTAAAGTTAAAGATATCCCGGGTCGTCGTCACGAAACCAATGTACAAGTGTTTGATGTTTTATTTCTAGACTATGATGATTCAGTTGGTTATAAAGAAGCTATTCAGAACTTTAAAGATTATGAATTTTTCTTCTATACTTCATACAATAATGCCGTAAATTGTGCACAGAAGTTTAGAATAGTTTTGCCATTAGATAAAGAATATCCTGCATCTATGTGGTGTAATTCAATGATGAAGAAATTAGTATTAACACAGAAGATATTTAATGGTATTGATTCTAATACTATGAAAGTACAAGGTTATTATGCACCAGCTATTAATCCTAATGGTAAATATTTTAGTCATTATAATAAAGGTAAAAAGTTTTCATTAGATCCGTTTGTTAAATTATTTAAGAAATTAATAATGGATAAGTTAATAGCAGATAATAAACCACAAAGAGCAATGACTGGTGGATCTGTGTGTGTAAGAAATTATAAATTCCGTACACCACTTGGTGAGAAGACAGTTAATGAGTGGCTTAACACACCTTTTAAATCTTCAGGTGGAAACAAATGGAGTGAGATAGGATTATTTCAGTGCTTTAGATTATGTAAAGTTTATAAAGATGAAGAGACAAAGAACTTAATATGGTCAAAAGCTAGAAGCGAACACTGGTCTGAACAAGAATTAACAAGAAAATGGGATAGTATAGCGGAGAAGAAATGAAATTAATATATCCACAATATCAACCATATTTTCTTGATGTTGCACCATATAAAGAGAAATATAAAGGTTTTATCTCAGAGGTCAAGCTTAAGATTGATTTAAATATATTAGAACTCACTGCAATAGCTAAAGTTTATGATGGTGATCGAGTTCATTAGTTCACAAAGTCAGTCAATTCAGTTCATCAGTACAAACTTTGTGGGTTAGAGTCAATAAATGAGTATGTTTTGGTTAAAAGTTTATAAAATGTTGATAGATTTACAAAATATTTCACTTATTTTTTAACAAAAAGTTACTAAATTATATAGAATTTTCTATATTTTATATATAACAATAAGGAGTTAATAATGGCAAGTTTACTATGGATTTTATTTGTATTTTTTGGTTTACCTTTTCTTTTTCTTTGTACAATTGTTACGCTTAGAGAAGAATTAGAAAAAGGTACTATAAAAAGCAAAGTACTAAGTTATATCTTAATAAAATAAAAATAAGAACATCAGCAATGGTGTTCTTTTTCTTTACATAATCTTTACAATTCTGTGGCGATTCTGTGACATAAGAATACTATAACTATTATAAATAAATGTATAGAAACAAAGAATAACGGAGGATTTATGACATTTTATTTTAAGACACGTCGGAATTTATATATGTTAACTTTAAGTTTTTGGAAGCACACTGTATGAAGATTATACCAGGATTTACGCGATATAGTATTAATGAGTCTGGCGAGATATTTAGTACTAATAAACAAGGGGTGATATATAAACGTAAGATATCAATAAATAACTGTGGCTATACACAGGTTTCACTTTATAGTAAGGTAAAGAAGAAGGTTGAAGTACGTGGTGTTCATTATTGGATGGCACTAACATATATTCCTAATCCAAACAATTATAATGAGGTGAATCATATCGACAGTAACCCATTGAACAATATATTAGGGAACCTTGAGTGGTGTTCCCATAGTGATAATATCAATAAGTCTACATTTTACAAGCGAGTTCATGAGGTAAGATGTATACCACACACTGTTAATGGTATCACATATGAGAGTAGAATAGCTGCACATAAAGCAACTGGTATATCACTGAAGAAACTAAAGGAGATGCATGATGAAAAATGAACAGTACAACCAATATGTCATGATAATTTCAGGTATAAGAATTGAAGTGACCCCAAGAATTGACCAACGACGTATATTTGCGACTGCTAAAGTTAATGATTTTTTATATGAGACCGAAGTTAAGAGTTTTGCTGATTATGCGTGGGTTGCAGTAGACTCCTATAATGACTACTTATTATATCTGAGGATTAAATGAATAAATATGAAAAGATGATAGAAAATAAACAGTTTATTACACCAAAAAGAAATACACATTTTCATAAATTTGTTGCAGAAAGATTTAAATCATGGACAATGTGGTTTCCAGGTTGTGTAGTACATCATTGGGACGAAAACCCTTGTAATAATCACCCATTGAATTTAGGTTGTATGACAGCATCTGAACATTCAAGACTACATTCCGCGGGTGTTAAAAAGTCTGATGAATTTAGAAAGGCTTGTAGTGATAGAATGAAAGGTATTAAAAGAGGACCACTTTCAGAAGAAACTAAAACAAAAATTAAAGAAACTTTAACTGGTGTGAAACATACACAAGAGCACCGAACTAATATTAGTAAATCTTTAAAAGGTAAACCACAACCAATTGAAACTTGTATTGCTAGGGGAAATGCATTAACAAAACGTTACATTATAGTAGATAACACTAAATATACTATTAAAGAAGCTGCTATGAAATTTGAGTTAAATCTATTAAGTTTAAGGTGCGCTGTACAAAGAAAACTAACAAAACATAAAAATATAGAGTTTATAATAGTATGAGTTTTATTGAAGAGATACTATCGATACCATTTGCAGCAGATGGAAGATTAACACCAGAACATATAGCCTGTATATTAAAGGATTACACAAAGGAGACAAAATGAACAGACCAGAGATAAAGACAGAAATGTTTAAGATTTTAAATAAGTATACAACACAACATGCACCAAGTCGTGAGATTAGTGAGGAGGACAAACGAGCATTGAATAAACTACGAATACAATTAGATAAGTTAAAATGAAGAAAGGACCCAAATTACTGGGTCTTTTTTTTCATCGTTTAGTTAATATAAGCAAAATTTGTTGTGTTGTGGCCCGAGTCTCTTTAATGTCTGCATTCATAGAAACAAGTTGAGCAGAATAGTTTTTTAAATCAATCTTTGCACCGGATATTTCAATGGTGTTATTATTGACAGTTTCTTCAAGTTTGATTACTCGATCATCAAGTTTATTATCCTGTGCAATACCACCACCTACTAATCCACATGATATTAATATTCCCACAGCCCATTTGACCCATGCGAGTGCACCTTTACTTGCTGATAATTCTATACGTTCATCTTTTCTTGCGGTCATATTCACTCCATGGTTGATGTTATAAACTTATTTATACTTGTTCACAATCCCATCTTAATGACTCTTTTTGTCGATTAAGTGAATAAGGGTTAGGCATTGCATCAGTTAGATTGAAGTAGTGAGATGAACCAAAAGAGTGCACAGCTTGATACATGCACTTAGATCTAAACTTACCTATCTCTGGTACACATACTTGATATAATATCTCATCTGCAAGCCCTCTACTCAACCAGCCACTATAGCACATATCATGAAATAAGACACCAGCATTATATTCATCAGAGCCTTTCCATGGTATAAAAGCATCAATGATTGAAGACCCACTACGAAAGTCAGTCACCCAGCCTTTACGTAGTGTAGCAACTATAGTACCCTCAGTAGTAATAACCCTTATGATGTAAGTCTCAGTCAGGGTATAGAATCTACCATACAGATGTTTAGTCCGTAGTTTATTAGGTGTCTCAATCTTAAGTACTTTCATTATGCAATTACTGATTTAATGATGGCATATCTGAATACTGGAGCCTCAGATAAAGATCCACTAGTTATATTGCGAAGAGTAACAGTTGCACTACCTGCTGCAGGTAAACAAGCCATATTATATCCGCCAAGTGTACCACCACTAATCTGTGTGAATACTATAAGATCAGTAGCACCAATGAATGTATTTGTCCAAGTACTGTTAACACTAGTCTGTGAAGCTAATGCATCAGCAGCGAACTGAATTGTACCAGTCAATTTACTTAATGTAAATGCTGTTGCCTTTGATGTAGCTTGAGTTACTGCACCACCTGCACCAGTTGTATAACCAATACCACCACCAGTAGATAAGATTGTTGATGTAACCTGTAATGATGTACCAGTTGCTGCACCAAGTACCGGAGCCACGAATGTCTTTGCTGACAATGTTGCTGTGTTACGAGTATCAACCAACTGAATATCAGCTGCTGAATCGTCTTTAAATTTTACTTGAGGTGCTGCAGTATTATCAACATATAATGCTACTTTTGCTGCACTTGGTGTTGCAATACCTGCCGAAGCTGTTTCTGCTAATACTATTTGAGCCATATATTCTCCTATTTTATAATCTATTTACAATATCACTAATGTTCCATCGACGGAAAGACTTTCCGTCGAGAATATCTTATAACTGTCATATACAATTGAAGTATATCCAGCATTAACAGTTTCACTATATAAACCTAAACTATCAGCAAATTGTATAAGTTTAGTTGATCCTATACCTTCAGCAGCATTTAGTGGTTTACTTGTGGTTACAACAGTTTCAGTTACCGCAAATGATGTTACGAAAGTTTGTGGATTACCAGCAGTGACTGCAGGAGCAAATTGCATCTGCATCTGAGTACCATCGAATGATAATTTACCAGCAGTTGCATTTGATAGTGATACGTTCTGACCGGTGAAAGCTGTGTTGAACTTTATGTTAACACCATCATCAGTAGTAACAATTGCACTCTTTGCACCAAGTGATAATACAGCCTGATTAGTAGAGTCAACATCATCAGTACGTGCTGTATTGATGCCAAAGTACTTGGAGTTAGATGTATAGGTATTACCAGTTTTAGTTATACGCATACGTTCAGTAAGTCC